CTGTCATGGTCCACCGTATAAGCCAGCCAGCGGCAGATGCGCCCATCGTCATGTTCATAAACCATTACCTGGGGATCACGCGGCATGGTCAGCCCTTCCTGCCGCAGCTGGTGCCGCCACTACTTCCTCACGCTTTAGCTGCATGAAGTGATACAGCGGAATGGTGGCCAGGAATGCCTGCCAGATATCGGCATCGGCGCGCACAGGCACCAGCTGCCAACCATCAGGGCGCACCCAGACACAGCCAGCGCTGGCAATGGGGGGCATCGGCTCATCGGGGCTGTCAGGGGTAGGCCCCTGCATGTGAGTGCAGTAGCGATATGCAGCCTGCTGCATGGCTGCTTCTGGCCAGATGCCGCTGCGCCCTGTCTTGAAATCCAGCAGCCACACGCGCCCATCTATCTCTGCTAGCAGATCCAGCCTGCCTGCGTAATGGTGCTGCTCATTCCAGACGCAGCGCTCAGCCACGATGGTGCGAACCTGCATAACGTCTAGAAAGTCTGCTGCCTGCTGCACCATCAGCAAATCCTGCTCTGGCACGTCTGGCGCTTCCCCTGTGGTGGCCAGCTTTTCTGCGTGGCTGTGCAGATCCTGGCCTATCTTGCTGGCCGATTTCATTTCCCTAGTGCCAGCGCCCTTAGCCATGCCGATGAATTCCTCATGGCCCAGAGCTGTGAGCTGGTCAGGATTGTTGGCAGCCCAGATGGCTGCCTGCTCTGCGTACCAGCTTTGCAGGGCTGGCTTATTCAGCACCCCTGTGCAGCTGGTGACCCCAGGCACGCGCTGCCCATTCAGGCTGTAAGAGTGCCAGCCACCCCTGCCTGTGGTGATGACTAGGGCGCTCATGCGTCGCCCCCCACCTGGCGCAGCTGGGGCGCCATGCCCTCTGGCCTGTGCTCGCTCATCGCCAGGATGGTGCGCACATGCTCTGGGGTGAAATACACCCTGCGCACTGGCTTTAGGTATGGCCAGGTGCCCTCATGGATCTTGCGGTAGACCGCATCCCGCGTGGTGCGCAGCTGCGCTGCCAGCTCGGAAACGGTCAGGCACTCCTGATCCTGAATCACCCCGTTGGGCATGAGGATAGGGAACGTCACAGGCACTGCACACCCCTCCCTGGGCGCAGGGCTGCATGGCCCCCGTAGGCCATGCGCGCTGGCCGCGCGGATGAGTCTGGGTTTCCCATCCAGAGCCCTGAGACAGCGGCCAGATCCCCAGGTTTACCTGGGGTTAACCCCCCTGTCTACCCCTGGCCACATGCAGGCGCGTCCATCGGAAACCCTGACTAACCCAGACTCAGGCAGGCAACAGACAGGCCACAGCCAGGCCACACCCAAAGGGAGGGGAATTACGCAGGTTCCATGACAGCTGGCTGGGCGATTCACTCGACAGGCAAGCGAACATGCGTAAGGTGAGCCCCGCGCCCAGCAGCGTGGCGCGGCCACCACCCATTCAGCTACTCGGAAGCGATGCCATGACAGAAGCCCCTGACCCCATCACAGCTGAGACCTTCGCAGCGAACCTGAGTGACCGCTGGCTGCACTGCCGCGAGCTGGGCCACACCTGGCGCGCCTGGGGTGCCAGCGATGAGCCAGAGTCCCGCTGCTACGTCCGCACCACCCGTTGCAGCCAGTGCCGCACAGAGCGCCACTGGATCATCAGCTATCAGGGTGGAGTCATCAGCTCGCACTACACCTATCCAAAGGGATACCTGGCCCAGAATGTTGAGCCTGGCTATTCCCGCGACACTTTCCGTTTAGAAGCTGTGTTGCGAGAAATCGCGGCACCCCAAAGAAAGGCCGTCTAGTGGCCACAGCCCTAGTCACTCTCACATGGTGCGATAGGCACCTATCCGATAAGGATGAGGAAGTGCCAGCCACCCCCATGCCAGATGTGCAGGGATATGGGCTGGATCTGTGTGAGGAATGCGCAGAGCCATTGCTAGCCCAGCTGGCGCTGTATCAGCGTTATGGCGCTAAGGGTGACCGCACCCCTAAGCCCAGCAAGCGCACAGCTGCTGCCGTGGCCGCAGCTGCGCCTGTCGAGACCACCAGAGCTGGCAAGCCAGCCGCGCACACTTGCCCAGGCTGCCAGCACCTTTTCACCAGTAGGGCCAGCCTGGCTGCCCATGCGCGTAAGGATCATGGGAAGTCATTGCCAGAGCTGGAAGGCAAGCCAGTGCCTTTCAAGTGTGACCAGCGCGGCTGTGGTCGCGCCTTTGCTTCTGTGCAGGCCATCGCTTTGCACAGGAAGCAAGCGCATGGGCTGGCTGGTGCTGGCGCTAATCAGAAGCCAGCCGCTGCAAAGTAGCCACCTGGCTTTCAGTCAGGCGCGGCGCCGCATGCGCCATCGCAATAGCATCAGCCCACATCTGGCTCAGCTCATTAGCCAGGTGTGGGCTGATCTGCGCCCCAGGCAAAGCCAGCTCGCACACAACCCCATCCGCTGCCCAGCCGTCTGGATGCTCATCACGGAACATATCGCAGCGGCACATAGGGGCACCCTGCCCCCGGCTGGCAGCTGGTAGGAAGCGGGGTAAACCCTGCGGCGCTGGGGTGTGTCTGCCGAAACGTGCCGCCAGGGGCGCCTGAGTGCCCATCAGAAGCCCTACTAACTAGGCCCCGGTATGGTCAGTCATCTGGCAGAAAGAAACCCCCCAGATCGGCTCTGGGGGGTTTCTCTGCTGTCAGCCGCGCCAGCGCTGATCTATGTGGGGCACCTGATCCTCTGGGAACCAGTGGCGCCAGTCTCTGCCCCCGTCTAGGTACTCAACATAGGCATAGACGTGGCCCGATGTGTGCTCGACTTCCAGCACTTCATATCCACCCCCTTTGGGCGGATCGAATTTGTCACCTGGCCGCAGCTCATCTGCTCTCATGCGCCAGACCATTCCAGCTGCTCTGCGTGCCAGTCGTCATGCTCCTGGCGCTCATCGGCTGGGATCAGCGCTACCTGAGTGCGGCTGCTGCACTCCTGGCACATCAGCAGGTCTGCTCTGTCGGGCCATGCCCTGTATCGCTCTGCCATGGTCTCTCTCTCTAGTTGTGGTGGCCATTCTCATAAGCTGGATGCTTATACTCCTATTATACCATGAAGTCAAGGGCTGTGGGGTGTGAGCTTGGTCACATCGCCGGCCAGTGCAACCTGAGGGTTGCAGAGACAGCAAAGCGCCCCAGGTGCCCACCCCCCTAATGGGGCACCTAGGGCGCTGCCAGCTGCGTGAGCCAGCGGCAGGCTACCTGCGCACTGGCTCAATCTCCACCAGCCCTGGCCAGTAGCGATGGCCCCCCTTGCCCTGCGGCTGAATCTTGACTGTCACCAGCTCAGCTGTGACCGCGCGGCGCCTTTCCAGATCCCAGCTGTCAAAGACTTTCGCGGCAGCTGTGAGGCTCAGCCCAGCGGTTTCTGCCTGCGCATCCTCTAGCACTGCGATGGGGCGCCGCGCGTCCACTTCCAGCTGTGCCAGCTCGCTGCGCAGCTCTGCCAGCTGCTGCTCAGCTTCCTGGGTGCCAGCTGTCAGCTGGTGCTGCTTAATCGCCCCAGAGAGAAACAGAGGCATCAGCGCTTCCTGGCGCGCTTCCAGCTCGCGGATGGCTGCCTGTATCGCGCCAGCTCTGGAATCGTCCACAGTGACCCGTAGGGCGCCGCTGGCATCGGTTTCCGCCAGCCTGGCCACCACAGCTGCGCGAACCTGCATATCCACCCTGTCAGCCCTGCGGTATGCGTGGCCTGTGCCCTGGGCGCAGAAGTAGGCAGCGCCCTTGCCCTGGCTGGCATTACTGCGCCCCCGCATCGCCCCATCGCAGACCGCACACCTGGCGATGCCTGACAGCAGATACACGCGCGGCGCCCTCTTGCTGATGCGGCGCTCTGGCTTATTCAGGATCTGCTGCACTGCCTGCCATTTCCCCAGGCTAATGATTTCAGGCCAGGTGGCCTGGGTCAGCTCGCCATGGTGCGTGCGCTGCGCAGCGATGGTGGCGCGACGCATGAAAGTGCCCAGGTTGGCTGAGCGCCACAGCTTGCCCTGCACAGTGAGAGCGCCGCGCCCATAGGGCTTGCCATCCACCAGCCGCGCAGGCAGGGGCGCATTCAGCTCAGCGGTTATGCCTTTCAGGCTGCGCCCTTTCAGGATCTGGTCAGCCACCCATTCCACGTTAGCTGCCTCATGCGGCACCACAGCTGTGCGCTTAGCGTTATAGCCATAGCAGCGGCCACCCCCAGAAACCATGCCCTTAGTTGCCAGCTCAGCCTGCTTTAGCTTCTGGCGCTCTGATTTGATTTCAGATTCATCAGCAGCCACAGCCATCTGCACGTTATAGGCCAGGGCGCTGCTGATGTGACCACCCAGGCGCGTATGCAGCTGGGTGCGCGCTTTCTTGCAGACTTTCCAGAATTTGGCGCCCACTTCCATATCCCGCGTGTATCGGTCCACATGCCAAGCCACTACCCCGCAAGCCTCACCCTTAGCGATGCCGCGCTGCATGGTTGTCCAGTCGTCGCGCTTGGCTTTCTCATCCCAGCCAGATGCGTTATCCCAGAAATAGCGGATGGGGGTATCGGCGCCCCTGGGGTCTGTCGCATGGATATAGCTGGTGCAGGCGCCCCACTGATTCTCTTTAGTGATGTGGGCGCCATTACCGATGCGAGATTTGCGCGCGTAGACGTACCAGACGCGCTGATCTGAAATGCCCAAAGGGGCAGCCATGGTGGCTGCCCCTCTGATGGCTTCCTGCGCGATGCTCACAGCTGCACCCCTACTGCGTGCCAGGCCGCTGCGCGAGCATCCTGCGCGTGGCAGCGCGCCCAGCGCGCAGCTTGGAAGCTGTCATCTGTGTCCGCACTGCGCCAGCCGCAGGCGCAGATGCCATGGGCCAGGCCATCGTCACTGGTGGCCAGATCCCAGCTGTGGCACAGGCAATCCGAGAGGCCATCGGCCAGGTAGTCATCGGCCATGGCCAGGAAGCTGCCTTCCTGCGCATTCATTCTGAATTGATGGTCAGTCATGCGCTCTGCGTCGCGCAGATTCTCCACAGCGCTGATGAGCGCAGAAGCTAGGCAGCGCTTGCTGTGCATGTGCTCACGCGGCATGGTGGTGAGGTTTGTAAACATCTGGGTGGTGCCTCTCTGTGTGGTGGCCTGTCTCTCTGGCGAGCAAGCTCACCAGTGAGACGCACTCTACCCCCCAGGTATGACGCTAGGATTATGTGGCTTCTGCCACATAACCCAAAGGTCACAGATCCGCGCGGGGGTCATCCTCTGGCCACCATGGCGGAAGCGTGGCCAGCGCACTGGCCTGGCGCTCTGCCACCTGGCGCCACTGCCATGCGCTCTGCGTCGCCAGCAGTAGGGCTGCCCCATTCAGGGCGCTAATGCCAGCCCAGGGCACGATGAGCCATTGCCCAGAGACAGCGGCCACCACCACCCCCAGGCAGGCCAGAAGCCAGGTGAGAGCTGCCAGGATCCATGCGCGTCTGGGGGTGGCCATGCGCGCCAGGCTAGTCCTTGCCATCCCTGTCTGGGTCCACCAGCGCCACTACCAGCATGGCGAGCCCACCCAGCACCAGCCCAGCTGCCAGCACATCTGTGCGCTGGCTCTCTGGCAGGAAGGGCACCAGCAGCCCACCAGCGATGGCAGCAGAGGCCATCAGCACCAGATGCCAGCGAGCCTGCCAGCGCTTCATGGCGCCACCCTGAATCTGGCGCGCACCCCATCATGGTCTGAATAGGTAGGGGCCAGCACCACTGTGCGCACAGCTCGCATGCCACAGCCCCACACATAATCGACGCGCCCAGCTCGCCCTGGCCGCAGGCTGTGGCAGCCGTGGAAGCGCGCGCGCTGGCCATAGGGCCTATTCCAATCGCCCCCCACCACCACAGGCATGGTGGCGCGCAGCTGGCGCACCTGGCGCCGCACTCTGGCTATGGATCTGGCTTCCACCTGGGGGCGCCGCAGGCCATGCGTTATCAGGTGGACGCAGACAAAGGCCACGCGCTGCCCAGAGCGCCTGTGGCGCAGCACTGTGGCCAGCAGCCAGCGATGGCCATAGGGGAAGCTGGCAAAGCTGACAGGGCGCACCCAGCTGCGCAGCTCGCGCCAGGTGCTGCGCTGCCAATAGGTGGCGCAATCGCCAGGCCAGGTGCCAGCGAAATGGGCTGAGCGCCAGCCAGCTGGCCTGAATTCCACAGCGCGCCGATAGCCCATTTCCTGGGTCAGCACCACAGAGCTGAGCGCAGCTGCCTGCCTAATGTCGTGGCGCGCCTGATAGGGGGGCATGCCTACGCGCACATTCTGGGTGGCCACCACCAGCACCAGAGCTGCCAGCTGGCCCAGCATGGCCTAGCTGTCTCCCAGGAGTCTGTCTAACTTATCGATCACCTTATCCAGCCGCGTGGATATGGACCGGATTCGGTTATCGGCCAGCGTATTACCGTCGTCGGTTGGCTCGCCCTCTGCGTCAAAATCGCCCAGCGCATGGTTAACCCTGCTGGCGATTCGCTTTAGATCCTCATCATTCAGGGGCATATCTTCATCGCTTCCTGATCCTGAGCCAGCGCCAGCGCCAGCTGCGTAATCGATTGAGGGGGCAGGATCCCTGACCACAGAGCATGACCATGGGCCAGAGGCAACGGCGTGGCGCTCAAAATGCAGATGAGCGCCTGTGACGTTGCCCTCTGCGCCCACCACCCCGATTTTCTGCCCAGCCATCACCTGGCTGCCATCTGGCACAGCTCTGCTGGGCATGTGGGCATAAAAGTCGCGCGTGCCATCGCCAGGCACAATCTCTAGCTGGTGATAACCAAAGGCGCTGCCATGGTTGCAGTAGACAGCGCGCCCTGGGCGAGCTGCCACCACAGGGGTGCCCTGGGGGGCTGGGAAATCCACCCCCGTATGTATCCCATTCCCAGCTGAGTCCTCATCGCATGACCAATAGGGGCCACGCTTCCCATACGGGGTGGATACCGAAACCCCAGGCACAGGGTTAGTCATTCCGGCTCAGCTTCTGCCACAAAGTCTGGGCGCCTGCCTGTCTGTGGCGCCAGCAGATCGGCTGCCTGGCGCAGATGGTCAGCCGCTGCCTCTGCGGCGCTAGGGGGCGCTTCTGGGGTCTCCTGGGGCGCTTCTGCGGCCACTGCCTCATCCTGGGCTGGCTCATCTGGCGACGACTCGGGGATAACGCTCTGGTCCTCTGACACTTTCCGACTCCATTTCATTTGGGGTGCCTAGCTGACTGTGACCACGGGGCCAATCGCCAGCCACACGGCTGGATAGGACGATGTTCCCGTTTCTCGTCGCCCCCAGATCACGCACCCTGTGGCTGTGGGGCTGGGGGCTACTGCCACCGTGAATGTGCCAGGGTTGCCCGAAACAATGCCCACCAGCACAGCCGGGGGGCTGGCAAAGGGGATGGGAAAGGTGACGTTGGCACTGACCGGGGTGGCCACAGCTGTGATGGGGATAGTCACTTGCCCGCTTTGAATCATGTTATCCACAGATTGGGCCAGCTTGCGGATCTGATCGTCGCCATCCATGAGCCGATCAGTGCCCAGCGGATAGGGCAGATTTCTTCCACTAGTGGCGGCAGGCATATCGACTCCTAATCAGTAGGCACATAGTTATCCCAGGTAGTAGCTGGCGGTATCTGATTCCATCGCAGCGTGGCTGGCTGGTCATCCCAGCGCCCCTGATTCACAGGTGGCCCCAGACAGCTCACGGAATCCCAGGTGAGTGCTGGCGCAGTGCTATCCCAGGTCTGGGTATCTGGTACGTCATTCCACCATGGGGCTGGGGCTGTGCGGCAGAAGCCAGAGACCACCAGCTCTAAATCATGGCCAGCCCAGGTGAGAGTTTCGGTCCACCCTTCCACCCAGAGCGCTGCGCTGGTGGGCACGCTGCCAGCCGCTGGCATTCCTGTGACGTTAATCAGGCTGTGGATTTCCAGCCCCAGCAGAGCCTGCGTATCGGCATCGCTCAGGCTTTTCACGTCGATAGGCAGCGCTGAGAGGATCCAGACAGGCTCGCCATATCTGGTGACCAGATCCAGCCCCATGGCCTGCGCATCGGCCAGGGCTGCCAGCTGGGTGCTGGTGGAGAAATCCCAGGTGCCCCATTTGGTCATCAGGTCATCGCGCTGGGTCTGATAGCGCAGCTGATCCCCACCATCGGGGGGCACCCCGTAACCGATAGAGACCTTATTTATCAGGGCCTCTGTATTCCGCTGCCAGGTAGGAGTGACCAGAATGTCGCAGGAATCTAGCACCAGCGCATAGCTGGCGCCGCGCCTATGGATGGCATCGGCATAGTTAATGCCCCCTGACCGCGTATACCAGAGCATTCCGCCAGAGTCAGTGGCCGCTTCCTGCACCAGATCCAGCGCGGTCTGCGCGTCCACATCGCGCGGAATGAGCTGCACTGTGCCTGGGTCTGATTTGCTGGGATTCAGAGTGATCCCAGCTGCCTGCATGATCCTGGCCACGCGCGCCCCATCTAATTCCTGGGGCCATGGCACATCGCCCACCACCCTGCGCCCCAGCATGGCCATATAGCCCATGGCCACCACCTGAATAATCGCATGATCCGGGGTGGCCGCGCCCGCGTCATCCCAGCCCTGACTGATATCGCTGATCTGGCCGCTAAACCTATCCAGCGTCATGCCTGCCACTTTCGTGCTGACAAAGAGATAGGCGCCGATATCGATCACGGGGGGCAGCGCTGTGGTGAGGGTATCTAGGGAGATTTCTACTGTGCAGCTCTGCGCGTCTGGGGGGCTGTCAGCATCGCTGCGCCCATGGTTAATGCTGACCGAATCCACCAGACAGCTGATATCGGTAGGGCTGCCACCAGCTGGGGGCAGTACCGAAACAGTGTGCGCGCCGATGCTCATCAGCTCACCCGTAGCCCTACGCGCCTGTCATGGCCAGCAAGGATCCGCTTAATCTGGCGCGCTGTGGCCTCTGGGTCCAGAGCGCCTGTGACGTTAATTGTGATGCCGCCAGCCGCTGCGCGTGTGGTGGTGCCAGCTCGCGCGCCTGGCACAGCTGGCGCAGCGTAAGCAGCAGTGCCAGGCACAGGGGGCACAGGCGCCATGCCAGGCATGACCTTATCCAGCCACTTAGGGGGGCTGGGCCAGCTGATGTGGGGGGTGGGGATATTGCTGAGCCAGTGAATCAGATCCTGCACCTTTCCGATCACGGTATCGATAGCACTCTTAATACTGTTAAGCGCCGATTGCACAGCGCCTGGCACCTTAATGCCGCGCATGGCCGATATCAGCTCACGGACCTTGCCCACCACATCGGACACAACAGACTTGACCCCATTAATCACAGTCTTAACCGCGTTAATGTAGGTCTGCGCTGTGGATTTCACAGAGGCCATGACAGCTCGCCAGGCTGCCTTAATCCAGTCGATAACAGTCTTAACCGCTGATTTCAGCCCCTGCCAGACAGCCCGCACAGCTGAGCCCATCACCCTGGCCGCTGCTTTGATCCCATCCCAGGTGGCCTTAGCGCTGGCCTTAATGGCATTCCAGACAGACTTAGCAGCTGCCCCCAGGGCGCGCCAGCCAGCTTTCAGGCCATTAAGCATGGCCTTGCCCCCAGCGATAATGGCTCGCCAGGCAGCCAGCGCCGCTGTCTTTATGGCATTCCAGACAGCCTTAACCGCATTCCTAAACCATGCGCATTTCTTCCACAGCACGACGATGGCCACCACTACCAGCGCCACAGCTGCCACCACAGCAAGGATCGGCCAGGCAGCCGCAATCCACGCGGTAAGGGTGGCGCTGGCTGCCAGGGTGGTGACAGCGGTATAGACAGTCATGGCTGCATTCAGCACCAGAATGGCGGCAGCCATGGCGCCGATAACCGCAATCACGATGGTGGTGGCTGTCTTATGCTTCCCCATGAATGTGGCCAGCTTGCCCAGCGCAGCAGTAACACTGCTGATGGCAGGCAGTAGGGCCTCACCCAGCGTGGCTTTCATATCCTCATATTGGGCAGCGGTCACCTGGGCGCTGTGCGCAGCGGTATCGCTCTCGCGGTTAAATGCGCCCTGGGCATCTGCGGTCTGCTTATTGACCAGCTTAAGCAGCGCCATAGTTTTAGCCTGCTTACCAGCGGCGCCTGTGAGCTTGTCGGTACCGTCTGCCGCCTGCTGGGCAGCAATATCAGCCTGCTTAACCGATACGCCGTATTTTTCGATAGGGTCTGTCTCGCCCCTGAGAGCTGCGCTCAGCGCTTCCACAGCGTCAGCTGTGGTGCCGCCATAGGTGGCTGCCAGATCGGCGCCCAGGCCAATCAGGTCATTTGTCTGGCCTGCGACCTTATCCATGGGAATGCCCATATTTTTGAGCTGGGCACCCAGCACTGTGGCCATTTCGGCATAGGCCGATTTGCTCAGCCCTACGCTGGTGGCTGACTCACTGGCCCACTGTTTAACCTGCGTCGCATTCTTTCCGAACACAGAATCGACAGCGCCCATGGCCTGCTCAACCCTGCTAGCAGAATCGACAGCGCCCTTACCGAAAGCCACGATGCCAGCCAGCGCCACCCCAGCTGGCACTGCCATGGATTTGAGCGCCGCGCCAGCCTTACCGAATTTCCCCTGTGCCTTATCGACAGAGCTGACCGCGCCATCTATCCCCTTAGTGTCAGCTTCCGTAAGGATCCTGACTACCAGATCAGCTGTGGCCATCAGTGTTTCTTTCTGCTGGCTTTCTTTACCCTGTCTGCCTGCTGCCCCAGCACATCTAGAACAGTGGCTAGGGTCTCGTCACTTTCGGTCCACCACTGGCCTGGGCTGGTGCCAGTGACTACTGCTATCTCACATATCAGCCTGGCTCTGGACCCAGCTGGAAAGGGCTGCCTAGCTCGCTGTCAGGCTCTGCGCTGTCATCCACGCTGGTAACGTCCAATACCTCATCGCGCCAGCGCTCAAATGTGTGGTCTGTCGGAATGGCCCCTGTGCGCCTAGCAGCAGCCCATGACAGAAATGTCAGCCAGAGGAAGGGCGCTTCCTGAAAGGTGGGCCAGACCGGGCGCTGCTTAGGTCTGGTCAGATCCCAGAGGACCAGATCAGCGTTAGTGGTCTGCACTTCCAGCTCTGGCTGCCCCTCCCGCACAATCTTAATCCGGGGGTTAGTCAGCTTTACCTCACCCATTACGCGCCATGGACCTTTCCGAGTATGCGGTCAGCTTCCTTTAGGTTGGCTGCCTGCACCAGCGGCACAGAGTCAGTGGCAGCGGTTTCCAGAAAGGGATTCGCGCTGATGCTGTGCGCTGGCCAGCCGTAGTGGATGACAGGCGCGTAGATCAGCGAGCTGGCCACTTCTGCTGCGCCCTTCCCCAGATCCCTGGCGCGCACACTGCTGGCGAGCCTGCCTGAGCGCTTAGGCGCCCTCTGTGCCGCGCGAGATTCGATCAGCCGCGCTGATTCGCTCTGGTCCATATCTGTGAAGTCAGAGCGAGCTGCGGCCAGGGTGCTGCGCAGCCGCGCGGCGCCCTGAATCTCTGTGCTGGCCTGGGTCATACCGCCACAGGCTCATCCGCTGTGGTGCCAGCTGGCCCCATGCCACCTGTGGCAGCTGTGCCGCCATAGGTATAGGTGGGCGCCCCGACAATGGTGAATTCAA